TTAGGTTGTGGCTAGTATGATAGCACGACAACTAGAGAGGCAGTAACATGAACGGGTTTATCTACGAAGCATGGAAAACTACGCTATTAATAATCCCTATAGAAGGTGAGTTTGTTACAGAAAAGACAGTGCTTGTTGGTGGAGTCAGGCGCAAGGCTCGCAGAGCAAACGTGGCGTATTTCAAGACCTTCCAAGAAGCAGAGGATTTTGTTCTGATTGCGCTTAGGCGCCAATATATGACAGCAAAATTCACACTTGAAATGGCGAAGAGAGTGGTTGCTAAACACAAGATTGATGCAAAATTGCACATGAAGGAGTGATGACGTGAACGACAAGCAGCAATTAGCCGCAATGGGTGAGCATGCGCGAGAGATGGGCAACTGCGTGGAAGATGATGCATTCCGTCACCTAAGCAGGGGGCAGATGTCAGACATGATTATCATACTGCAATATATATGCCAGAAATCAGCATTTGCGAGATTCAGTATCGGCGACAGGGTGCGCAAAAGCAAAGGGTCGCGCTGGCAAGGAAAGGTTGTAGGGACATACAGCACAAGCCTGACGCCGGAAGGTTACGCAGTGGAAAGCGAGACAGAACTCGGAAGTGTTCAGATTTACCCAGTTTCAGCATTGGAGCTAGTGAAGTGAAGAAACCAAACAAGACAGAGCAAATCGCGCGATTCATGGTTGAACATGGAAGATTCATGACATCAAACGATGTTTACAACGCTGGCTTCCGCTTCGATGATGGTGCGGAAACCTCACCGAATGCGATCAGCGTGCTGCTGAATAAGATGCACGTCAGCGGCCTATACAAGGTCGAGAGAAGCTATATCCACGAAGGAAACAAGCGCATGGTGCGCGTCAAGGTGTTGCGCATCATTGATTCAAAATATGGAGATGGCCCAAACAAAGATATCAACATTAGTCATGGCGCGATGTGGCGCAAGATGCTTTGCGGAAAGAGGATTGAGGCATGAAAACCGAAGTTACAACTGCGTACAGGATGGGGTATCGAGCCGCTTGCGATGGTAAAAAGAAGGAGCCGCCACCGCTCCTTAACTGGGAAGATAGGCACTGGTGGCTCGGTGGGTATAGCGACCGGGAGATTGAAAACCTAGTTGACAGCAACCAGCCAGGCGCATAGAGTGACAACTATCAACCAAGGAGAGTGAAATGAAAATCAGCAAATCAAAGCAAGAACTGGCCCGCATCATCAGCGAGAATGGCGGGTGGCGTGAAGGTGGTTTTGCCACTCAGAATGCAAATGGAGACGTTCGCGGGTTTGATTGCAAGCCAATCTGGATGCCTAAAATAGGCCTATGGAGGTGCGATGGTGATTTTTATCAGTGGTTTTATCATGAGCCAAAGGTAAAAAACTACTTCCAGATAACCATATCCCGCGCCGAATATTTCCACCTGCACCCAGCGCCGGATGCTGATGGATGGATTGAGTGGAATGGTGGCGAGTGTCCGGTTGGCGGTGGTGTAGTAGTTGATTTGAAATGGAGTGACGGTTTTGAGCGTAAAGCCGCAAAACCTGAAGCGTTCAGATGGCAGCATCTCGATTCGCGGGACAATATCATCGCCTACCGCCTGCACAAGCCGAATCTTGCCGAGACTGAATTCTGCGAGTCTGTAATGCGCTCAATTCCAGAGCCAAGCCCCAAGCCAACCATCGAACAGATGGCCGCAGACTACCGAAACCTGCTCGACTTCGCCCAGCGCAAGCTGGTAGAGGCTAATGACGCGAAAGCTGATTCCGAGGCTAAACTGGCAGAGCTAGTTGCCGCTGGCAAGGTGCTTGGGTTGGTGTTGAGTGTTGCCGCACCGGAGCCAGAGCTGGTGATTACCGACTGGCGGGATTTGCAGGTTGGCGACGAGATTGAGGTTTTTAACTTCGAATGCCCGGAGGACGAGTCGCGCCGCAAGCAAGAGCTTATGTCAGGCCCTTGTATTGTAATGCAGACCGAGGGCGGGAATGTACGCATCGAGCTTAAAGATAATCTGCCAAAGAGGTGCCCGTACTGGAATGCAACAGGGGTTGATGCGTGCGACTTCAAATTCATCCGCCACCCATAACAACAAGGCCCCATCATGGGCCTTTTCTTATCGCGCTGTAACGAGTTACGGCACTACAGGAACGTCAATTTCCTCACCACCAAGGTCGATGTCTGGAATCGAACCCTCAAACCCGCCAGCTTCTCGAATTTCCTCTGCCGTGTATATTTGGCCGCTCCCTGCCCGCATCGACACATCGTTGGTTTGCGCCATCTTGTATGTCAAATCAGCCCGCTCACTATCAGACGCCTCAACCAAGTTATCCCACCAAATCTCGATGGGCGCTTTCGGTGCTGGCATCAATCCAACCTTAGCCATGTGCGAGAAGAATCTACGTAACATTGGGGTAAGCGTGTTGTTGCAGCGGTCTTGCTTGTACTTGCCGAGTTGCTTCTGGTCTTCGTCGCTGGCGAGTCGTCCGGTCATCTGGCCTATGAGGATGGTAACTGGGATCCCCTGTGATGCGGCGATCTCGTTCATGCAAATCATCCAGTGGTTCATGGGGTCGGCGATAGAAGATTGCATGGTGTTGGCTTTCATGCCAGCAAGCAGGATTGAGTTGTCGAAACCTTTGTTGAAGTCGTCAACGTCTTCATCAAAACGCGCTCGCTTGGTTGGGTCACTAAACATGCTGGCAGCCGTCTGCTGGTCTGTAACTTCCATTGCGAACCGCTGCTTTGCGTTCCTGAGGAAGCCCTCACCGCCAGCACACCGAATCTTCTCGGCGTCCATGAGCGCGTTAAAGCACGATTCAAGCGCCGGAATGCCGTAGATGGAGCCATCGTCCGCACCCTCCGCGAAGATGAACAGGCGCGACGGGTGAAGCTCGAAAGACTGCGAATCACCCTGCGATTTGGTTCCCGGAACTTGGCTTCGATAGTTATAGTATTTCGGGTTGCCGTAATCAGCTGACTGAATGTCATCAATCCACTGCGTAACATCGAGCTGCGACTCGAACAGCGGGCGCATGTTTAGCAAGCCTTCCGGCCCCATAGGTAGTATTGGCCCCTTCGCCTCAGCCCCCGCTCGCTCCTTGGCGATTAGCCACAGGCCGCCGTATTGTCCGATGCGCTGGCGAATATCCAGCGCCCGCAGTCGCTCCCACAGGTCGTGATGCTCGATAAGCCGATCAAGGGATTTAATCCATGCAGCATCTTCACACTCAATGTGCGGTGGAGTTTGCCAGCAGGTGCGAACAGGAAGGTCGATAACGACTTTAGCCAGCCCCTTGCGACGGTATGCGCTCCACAGGTCAGAGAATGCTACCTCGTTCGGGTAGCCACCGACCGAGTAAACATCAAGGCGCGTGTTTGCGTTGTCGTAAAATCCGGCGTACTGGTATGGTGTTCGGGCGCGAGAAGAAGAGTTTTGCGCGGCTCTGGGTTGGTATTGACGTTTCTTAGCCATTGATAGCCTCCTGATTGATTGTGCAAGTTTAACGCATTGCACAAAAAAAATCCCCATCACAAGGATGGGGAAAGAGGTGTCAACCTAGGAGGATGGATGTTCTGGCATGATTATTGCCTATCCAATTAATTTAGTCAAGGTTGTTTACATGCGTTTATGGTGGTGACATACTGAGACTGTCAACTAAGTGAGGTGGTTTATGATATTCATGGCGTCAGTAGCTCTTGGTTTTGTTGTTGGTATGATAGCGGATGCAGTGGGTGTAAAAAGAATTCATGCAATTGCATTTTATTCGGTTGGATTCTTTCAACATGTTGCAATTATGTACATTACAGAGGCGTCAAAATGATCGACTTCCCAGAATTCAAGCGAGAATACATCAACGAAAACCTGTCAAAGCTGTACGCTGGCGAGCTGGACGTGACAATCATCGAGCTTGTTGGCAATGTGAACTTTGAGGAGATGAGGGAGTTTAATGAGGCTGCTGCGAATATAATGGCTGGAAGGAAGTGTCTCGCTATGTTTAGGCTGCTCGAAAAACTCGCCATCGAATACCTTTTCGACGCAGCAAAACACGAATACAAAAACATGATAGCAGCAGCAGAGGATGAGGCAGGCGCGGAACGGGCTTTTTACAACTTGAATCGGTGAGGTGTGTGATGGATAAATATTTGAAGATGGCTGATGTGTTTGTTGGTGAGTATAAGCCTAAGCGCCGAATTGATTCATGGCCTCCATCAAAGTATGGCGAGACACTTATCGAGCTTTCTGGTTCGCCAGCACAATACGCAACCCACGCCATCAACTCCCACGATGAGCTTGTGGCGGAGGTTGAGCGGTTGCGTGGAGCATTGCACGATGCGGCGACATCCCTTGAAACAATTCACATTCGGTCATTCGGAGAAGAAAGCTTTCTTGACAGCAAACCACAGATGCGCTCATTCGCTGGCGCTAGAGCAAAAGTTGCCAGAGAGGCGTTAGCAGAATGAACAAAGCCCCATCAAGGGGCTTTTTCTTTACCTGTAAATCATGTCAAACAGCGAAGTGTTCTTGATTAGCGCGTAGTCAATTGCGTCCATTAAATTATCTGTTTGGTCGTCATGCCGATGGCTATCATCTGCCGTAAACATAGATACCTCAGAAACAAACTCGACAATCCACTGAACTCCTTCAGGCAAATAAACCTTGCCAGCCTTGATGTGGGGGCAGGCGTCCATAGCCCTCGTAAGTTTATCCTTTTGGCGCTTGATTGGCGTCACTGGAACTGGCGACTCTCTGCCGAAACTTTGGATCAGACCCGTGCCAGAAGAAGCGTCTTCGATTAGTATTGCTCGCAAGTTTCCAAGCTCTTGCTTCTGGTTTTTGTTCCAGCATTCAGAAGCAAATGCCGAGAATGTCGATAGCAGCTCTGGAGCCTCCCATTTGCCGCGAACCATGTTTATCAGGTACAGGTTGCCCAGGTAAACGCCCCACTCGCACATAACCGAGAAGTCATTGCGCGTTCCTGTCTTGGTTGCTGTATCTGCCGTGATAAAGCGGAACTCCCAGTACGGCGGATGCGGATTCTCTTCGCTGCCGTACCACCTAAACCAGTCTGCATTGAAGATATGGCCTGACAGCGCAATTGGCTCTTGCATGTACTGTGACAGGAAGGTGTATTCATCAATCTCCCACAAGTCCATTAACTGGCCTATGTCTTCGTTTTCAGGCCAGAAGCTCCAATAACGCTGACCTGCCACGACGACCGATTCGGAATCTTTGATATCAGCCCAGCATAAGTCCTTATGCTTATCAGGAAGCGTGTTTATATACTCTTCTGTTATAAGCGCAGGGATGCGCATGTGCTCGAACTTGATACCCATTCCGTTAGCGAGCAGGAACCCGCTAGTGTCATCAACGTGTGTTCTTTGGGCGATACAGATGATTGGGGTGGCGTTGTCCTTGCCCTTGTCGCCACGACGAGAGCGAATGGTGCCTGTCATGTAGTCGTGCTGACGTTTGCGCTTAACCTCTGATAGCATGTCTGCTGGCTTGTCGGGGTCGTCCAAGTTGATGAGCCCGCTGAATTGCTCGCCGATGTACCCAGCGCGAGAGCCGGTAATCTGCCCGCCAACGGATCGGCTGACAGTCTCGCCAAGGCGCTTGCCTCGATGGTCAACGACCGTCCACTCCTGCGCCTGATTCACACCAAATGCGCACTGAAATAGGCTCTGGTACTCATGGCTTGCGATGATGTCGCGGGTGCGCACTGAGTTGCGTATAACGAGGTCATTTGAGAATGACAGGTTGAGGTTGCGGAACCTATTGAGCTTTCCGATATTTACCAGCGAATTGACATAGGCAGGAAGGTGTATCGAGAAAAACTCAGTCTTCGTGCTTCCAGGCGGGACGTTGATAACCCAGTTGCGGTTCGGAATACGCCGCCATATGATGTCATCCACCAAGTCAGCAAACATGTGATGGTGCCAATTGACGCGAAGCTTGTCGCCCTGCATTAGGTTAAACCATATCCTTGTGAAGGTAAGGAAGTCCCTGTACGACAACACCTTCACCATGCCGCGCTCAAGTGCGGTCATATCTTCAAATTCTTTCATTTCCACCTCCGGTTGTGAGGCCATTATACACCACAAAAAGAAAACCCCACCGTGCGCGAATGAGCGTAGAGGGAGGGGTCGTGTTGTTGCGCTGGGCTTCCACCCGCGGCTAATCAAACCTTTCGGTGATTAATCTGCCACGGATTTAGAATCCTGTGGACTTGCATGGAGTGTAAAACGTTAAAATATATGAGTCAATCTGATGTCGTTTGACCTTCTTTCCACTCTTTCCATTTGAGTTACCTTTAGATCTGAGTCAATAATGACACCGCGACCAGAAATATCGTCATGGTGAGATATGAATGTCTTACCATACAGCTCAAGGTGTTTTATTTTGCTTTTAAGCACTGCATCCATATACTCGGAGCCCCTGTCCTGAAATCGGCTTGGTCTGTATGTATTTTTCAGTATTTCAAAAAGCTCATCACTCACTGACGCGCACCTTATTCAACCCAAGATAATTCACCAACTCACGCCGCTGCTCGTTTCGCAGTTCGAGCAGAGCTTCAAGGTGTGCTATTTCGATGTCGAGTTCTGCGAGTTCGATTTCTTGTTGTGTCACAGACTTTCTCCTTTTGTCAGACTTCCGTTGTTCGCGAAACAGCTTTAACCACGGCGAATTTGCACTCATGCAGTCAGCCTCGCTGGTTTGCGACTCAGCAGCATGTGCCACATGCCGCGCTCTGTCATTACAGGATCCTCATCCTGACCTTCCCCTCCGTCGATGGCGAATACATGCACCATCGCCGCTGAACGTCCGTCAATAAACTCTCGCGACCTTTGCAGGTCATAGCGCGATGATACATGCATCTTGCCTAGCAGGACGTTTATCGCTGTTGGAGTGGTATCGCCAACATCGAAACGAAATCCAGCGTCGTACATTTGCCTTGCGCTCATTGGCTTGGCTGATAACAATAGAAATTTTGCGATTTGCTCTGTTTTGTTTGGTTTTTGGTATTTCATAAATTAGCCCTCCAGCTCGCAGTTTCTTGTGAAGCTGTCGCACTTATCAGCACCATCTAGCACCTTGAAATCCATGTACGCTTGACGCCATGGATTTGGCTTCGCGGTGAATCGATAGCACTCAAGACGGCTCGGGCACTCCGTGTTCTGGCACATCGAAATATCAGCCATTTGCCACCTCACCATAAAACCCGACCTTCCCACCCGCCATCTCTTCCAGATTGCGCCGCAGCATGTGCAACGCGCCGGAAGGAAATGCCTGCTTAGCCAACCCTTGAAATATCAGGTAAACTCGAGTGTGCTCAGTTAACCGCGGAAGCAACCTAGCGACGCACTTTCGAATCGCAGTGTTTGGTTTGTCGCGGTGGATCTCGTTGCACAGCTCTACAGTTACCAACGCGCTAAGGTATGCGACGCACTCGGCGTCTCTCGCGGTGTACTCTACATTCATTTTTATCACAATCCCCTTTCGTTAGTTGACACAACAACTGTAAATTAAAGGCCGGATAGTGTCCAGCCTTTTTTCATGCTTACTTTGATCGCTTGTTAAGCATTGGGCGGCCATCAACAAACTGAATGACACAGATATCAAGACTTGTTAGATCCTCCATGCCAGCACTAGCCGTGATGGTTTTTACTCCTCGGAGTTTCCTGCCATGCTGATCAACCACATGCAACACTCCATCATCTCCAGTAACAACTTTCAACTCTATGCTTTGTTCGGTCATGTCAAATATCCCTCAGTATAGCCTCTTCCGCCGCCTTCACATCAGCCGCCGTGATGGTCACGCTAACGCCTTTCGGTGTCATTGAGCCGTCTGAGCTGGTCAGGTCTTGTTTGTCTGCCAGCCCCAGGTCGCGAGCGATGATGTTCGGGTTCATCAGGCCAGCAACTGCGCCGTCGAACTTCTGAGTGCGAATTGTATCATCAATCATGTTGACGACTTCCGAAAACTCTGCTCTCGCCCTGTAATCACTCCATGACTGATAGCTTGAGCCAGCATGCAGCATGAAGGCTTTAAGAGTGTATGGCCGCATCTTGTTGATGTCAGCCATGACGGGAGCTCCTTGGAATTGAAAGGCTTTCTCTTCTACGAGCGGGTTAGCATCAGCCCACTTGAAGTACGCCAATGCAGCTTCAAACATTGCTTCTGGCGTTTCGAATGTACGAGGCCGCCCGCCATTACTCTTTAGTCGCTGCTCGACTATTTGCCATAGCTGTTGGCCTGACATGTTAAACCTCGCCTACCGCATCATCAACCAACTCAGCCTTCGCAAGCATCAACCCGCCAGAGCGAATCCCCTTGATGCGGTAATGAGATTGGCCGTGCATCAAAACATCAAGCTCGCCGTTGAAGAACTTGAGCTTGGTTCGCTCGTCAGCCTTGATGATAACCATGCCGTCATCAAGTTGCTCGATGATGTCGAACACTCCGATGGAGATTGCGGACTTGACCTGTAATTCTGATTTTAGGATTTGTTCCATGAGCCCTCCTGCATTTTCTTGTCTGAACCTCATAAATCCTCTGCTGTCGCAGTATGGTTCAAGTATAATCATTATACCATGAAATCCTCTTTCCAGAACTCGGAATGGTCGCCAAACTCAACCATCTTTCCTTTGAGCCTCTGAATGTCATGGTTTAACTCAATGCGCCGACGCAACACGCAAAGCAACTCACTAGCCGCACTGTACTCCAGGCTAATCAAGTGCCGGTCATCCTTGTGGATCAACTTCGCATCTTCACTCTTGATGAATGCAAGCAACTTATCGCAACGCTCGCTGATTTCGTCGTGGTATTTTTTAAACTCGGTGATGGTGTTCATAATTTCCCCTTTTGGTTGACGCGCAAACGATAGTGCTGATTTGTCTGCGTGTCAACTGGTTTTTATATCCTGACGTTATCGCCTTGCATCTCAATCAATCCAGACTCTTCCAGCAGAGAAAGCTCACTCCTGATCGCTTTGGTTAGGTGGTTCGACTCATCAAGTGGAACTGATTTTTTTATTGCATCGCGGATCATCTTCACTCTAATGCAATCAACGCCAGATGAGCGCTTTCGGTCTATGTAACCAGCTACTGCGGACTTCACCGTCACCTTTCCTCTCTGACGGTAGAACATGCCAGCGTCAATTAGCATGCTTGGGCTTTCGCCGATCTCAATCAGACGGTTGCCCAATATTTCGATGTGAGCTTTGAGTTTTGCGATTGCCCTTAAGTCATCAATTCGTCGTGCCATTTTGTCACCAAATAAAAAACCACCAAGCCAGCGGTGGAGCGCGAGCGTTGGTGGTTGAGGCTATGAGCCTTTGAGATTTTTAACGGCTCCACCCGCAATCTCAAAAGCACCTAACGAAAACATGATATGCCGGAGTGGTGATGCTTGCAACATAGAATGTTGGGTTTTTACATTAGGAAATCTCAACACAGGGCGCGGCAAGGCTTTGCTTGAAGTTTAGGAAAAGTCGGGGGAGGTTTGGGGATGCCGCCGCCCTCACGCAAATTATTGATGTGCATGAATTTTATTGCACAGGGGGATGTGGGGAGAAAATCACTACCATCCCACCCTCCATAAATCCACTCACGTACGTATGTACAGAAATTTATATATAGAAAGAATGAATGAATGAATATCCTTATCTCCCCCTGTATATATATAGACCAGTATTCGCGCGGGTTGGCGCTGGGGAAGTTTACATCCCCAAACCTCCCCCAAACCATCCTAAAAGCCCCAGTAAAAATGCAGCAAAGCCAGAACTGGCGCGGCTTTCGAGTAGTTTTTCATTTTTCCCCTTCGTGGTCGGCAAATCTCCCCACCATCATTCCGGCATGTTGTAGTTGACAATTACACCGGTATGGCGCAATATCCGAATCGTCAACACAGGAGGGTTTATGGAACAGGTAAGCAGCGAGATGATGAAGATGTTGGAGCGCATGGCGGCGCAGATGTTGCGCGACGGCGTTACACCTGAGATGTT